GATAATTACTGAACTGTTCCCATTGCTCCCGGTTGTTGACCAAGCCCTTGAGGTTCTGTAGGTGCAGTTCCTTGTTGTTGTTGTGCATTTCCTGTAAATCCTTGTTCTCCCGGAGTTGGTGCTTGTCCTGTACCTATTGTACCCCCACCTGCTCCTGTTGGATCATTAGGGCTAGCACCTGCCACACCTTGCTCTTCAGGTAATGGTGGCATATTCTCCTGTTTAAATTTCTTTAAAATATCTGCTTGAATTGCAGCATCTTGTAAACTGTTTGTGATCTTGTCTGGATCTAAATCCATTGCTTTTGCAATTTCACGTATAATATAATCCATCTTAGCAAATGGAGCTAATACAGGATTACTTGCTACTTGTAAGAATTGCATCAATCTTTGACTACGTACTTCATTAGCCATTAAACTTTCTGTGCCTTGTGCTTTGACTTCAAGATCACCTCTAATTGATTCATCAAAGTCAAACTGCATATTAAAACTAAAAAAAGCTTTACCTAATGGTGCAATAAGATAATCATCTATATTCTTTACGACACTTCTAATTGATCCATTAGCTGCTGACATTAACATACTTATACCTGAAGCAGTTCTACCTACACCTTGTATACCTGTCTGCCCATGAGCAAATGATGGAAAGCCTGAACTTTCGTCTGCTAACACTCTAGCTTTATCAAACAACTGCATATTCTCTTGTGCTACATTAGGAAATTTAGTTCCAAATATTGCCTGACCAGGTGCGCCACCTTGTCTTCTAAATACTTTGCCCGGATATACAGATAAATCTTGACCTGGTGTTAAATTAGTTTCATCTACTTCTATAATAAGATTACCTGACAATGCTGCATTATCAATTGCCATTCTCATAAAACCATTCATTAACGTCTGTGTATCATCCATATTTTCAGCAATACCTATACCAAAAAATGAATATGGATTATGCTCATATGGCACAGCATAGTATGGTATACGCACAGGCTTAAATGGATTAAGCACAAGTCTTAATATCTGATTATTACATACCCATGCATTAACACTTACTTGATCTAACTCTTTTAATTGTTTAGGGATCGTAACTCCGTTTTCTTCTAATATACTTGTATCTACGTATCCCCAAAACTCTAGTACTTCTAATCTGTCAGGACTATAGTTTGCACTATTATCCTCCATGCTTTCTTCCCAATACTTACGTGTATAAGTATCTCCCATTTCAATTGCCATTTCAATAGCATCATTGTCAAAGTATGGACGAGACTTCAATGACCTTAGTTGTGTTTTTGAAAGCTTATGTCGTTCAACTATGTATTCAGCATCGTCCATACTGTTAGCATCTGGATCAGGATAAAAGTTCCAGATGGACACATGTTCAGTAGTAGGTACTGTTTTAATTAACGGATCATATTCTCCATCTTCTGACCAATTTGGATATTCTTTATCTTTAGCGAGCGGGCCTTTCATAATGCCTGTACCAAATAAAGCCATCTCAAATGCTAATGATCTTAGTTGTTTATTAGCACCTGACTCTTCAAGTTGATCAAATATCTTCTTTTCCATTTTTTTAGCAGCTACCATCGCCGGATGGAATGTAACACTTTTCTGTGTTTTACCTGCACCCTCAATTACTTTTTCTGAAACAGATCCTAATTTTTTTTCTAGCGGGCCTAATCTATTCTGTAAGTCTTCTAAAGTTTCACCTGGTTGTAGTTTATTCTCTTCTGAATCAAATAAGTATGGTATATTAGTTTGCTCTTCAAAAGTATCTTTTATTTCATCCATACTAGATGTAACATTTGGATCTGTATTTAAATGAACAGATTCAGCTACACCATCTGGTAATATAGTAGGATTGATGCTCAAAGGAAATTTAGAACTTCCAAATAATACTTCTATGATTTGTCCATATGCTGCTAATGTTTTAGTTTTAGTTACTTTTACAAATACACGAGATTTTTCTGTTTCTGTAAACTGAACATCATTGCCATATATACCTCTATAATTTTTATAAGCTTTTAAGAATCTCTGTTCATCATTTAATCTAGCATCTTCTGCTCTTTTAAATCTCGATTCTATAAATGCAATAACTTGATTTACATCATTAGCTTCAATACCCTGATCGCCTGTAGTGTCTATTACAGCTACATCATCAGTTTCAAACATCATTTCATTATCTTTATCTGCCATATTTAATATCCAAAATTAGGGTCTGCAACTTGAAATCCTTGATTCTGTGTTAACGGATCAAAATCAAATAAGTTACTTCGAGGTCTAGTCATAACACCATAACGCAATGCATCATATAAGTGATCTTCTGCATTTGTGTCTACATCTTCAGGGTTCTTCTTATCAAGTGGTAACGCTGGTAATTGTGAAATAATATTAGTGCAAGTGTTAAAAAATACTAATCTTGGTTCTTCTGTAAATTCATCTACTTGTAAACGTCTATGTATTTCGTTCTTACCTGATACTCGACTTCCTTTACTTCTATCTGATGGTCGCCATCTACATCCACGCATAATCATTTGTTCTGCTAACGACGGGCCAGGATCTCCACGCTTATGCCACAAACTAGAGTCTAATACTCCATAAAGAATAGTACCATCTTCTTGTTCTAAATCTAAAATCATATCAGCCAAATCGGTAGCTAATACTTTCTTTACATATAATTCTCTATATACTACTAACTGATCACTAGGACTTATAGCAAACCACAATATGCCACTGTAGCTTCCATACCCATAGTCACATGCCCTAAATCTTTTCCAAGTTTTCGGTATAGAGAATGGATCAACGACATGAATATCTCTATTAAATTCTGAAAAGGCTGAACCCTCACTAACATCCCAATCTCCCTCTAGTAGTTGTTTTCTCTGATGTTCAGGTAAAGACAATAGCATTGTTTCGTATTCACCTGATTCAGCTAAGTAGGGATTATCAAATAATCTAGCTGGTATAAACCTACGTTTAAATAATGGTTGACCCTCTTTACTGTGTCCTTTAGGATACGAAAGTTTATCACCTGTTTCTATATCTGTTGCCCAAAACGACTTATTATATGGAGATGGATCAATAAACATTTTCTTGACCCATTGATGTCCTATACCACCTGGATTTGTAGTGGCTCTCATAAAGATAGGCAAGTCAGGACTAGCAGTACGTAAACGTGAACGTAAATAATTCCATGCGAAAGGTGTAGACCATTGTGTAAGCTCATCAAATCCAATCCAACTAAATGCTAAACCTTGATATCTTAATACATCTTCTTCTCTGTCTAAATATGAAAACCATAATCTGCCCCCTGATGGAGCTACCCATTGCATCTTTCGTTCTGACCATTTTATATTAGGTATGACTTTCGGATACAGTTCTTGTGATTTCCAAACTAGTTCTCTTAATTCTTCAGTTGTATGTCTAACTAACAATCCTGAAAATTGAGGATGCATAATATAGCGTAATGGATCAGCCAACATTGCATATGACTTCCCACCTCCTGCAGAACCGCCATATAAAACTTCTCTTTCACTAGATGCTAAAAACTCTGTCTGTGGACCGGGATTAGGTTTAAATATAACTTGTCTACCCTCGTATGGATCAGACTTTATTTCAGGAACTTCGACTTCTTCAATCTGTGGCTTTACTTGCACCGACTCTTTCGGTTTCGATTTTTTCTGCCGCCTTGATGACTTCTTCGTACCTTTTGGCATACTGACGTTTAATTGAAGCTGCTTTCTTACGTCTTCGTTCATCTTGTACTCGTTTTCTTAATCCTACATGAGATATATATCTGCCTGTTTGTTTCGATAACCAATTTGATATTTCTCTGTAACTATACTGCCCTAGATACTTTTTAGCTTTTTCTAATGCATCTAATTCACTTTTAATAGGTCTAAGAATATTAGGATCTTCAGGATCTTCTACATAACCAAATGGTATTGTTCTTGCCATTTTAGGAATAGGCAACCATTGATTTGTGTACCCTTTTATATCAGGCTGTGGTAAATCCCAATAACCTATACTTTCTGTTTTCATCTTCTCTTAGTTTTAGTTTTTGGTTGCATTCTAACATTTCTTCTTTTAGCTACAACTCGCAAATTTTTCTTTGAATTATTTAATGGATTCATGTCTTTATGATCTACGTGTTTATTATCACCTTTTGTAACTAGCCCTGCTTTTTCAAAAGCTCTTCTTGCTTTATTACGAGATGCTCTTTTCTTTTTTTGTAAAGGTGTCTCGTGATATTGCTTATATTCTTTTTTATAGTTACGTTTGCGTTGCATCTGAATCTTTAGGTGGTAATATAAACAAACCTGTAGATGAAGTCACTTCCATCTTTTCAGTTTTAGCATGACCTGTTCTATCTAATAAATCTTTAGCTGCAACCATCTTTTCTTTAATACCTAACTCTGTAGGATCATCTAAGACATTAGCCATTGAAAATGCAGCTTTAGGAGCAACACGAGCTAAGTATTCTCTAGTTGCTTCATTGATCTCATCTTTTAAACTGCGAACAACTTCAGACGATGATGTACCATCTGAATAGCCTGCTAATTTTTTAGCTTGAACAATACTGCCTTGTGCTTTATCAAATAAAACATCTAAGAACAATCTTTGCTTTTGTGTCAACTCTCTTGGCATTATATCTCCACCTTATCTGGCTGTTCTGTTCCCGGTATTACTTGACAAAATGGTTTTGCTTGATGTACCTGTGGATATGTAACAGCCTTATTTGCTTTTTCAATAGCACTTTCAAAACACTTTTCTTT